CAAGTCTATATTGCAAATTTCCGAAAGCGATGAGGCGCAAGCGTTATCTGTGCGTAAACAGGTCGCTATGACGCAGGCGAATGAAAGCGATGCGGCGCAGGCAATTTCCAAAACGAAAATCAAGTCTATATTGCAAATTTCCGAAAGCGATGAGGCGCAAGCGTTATCTGTGCGTAAACAGGTCGCTATGACGCAGGCGAATGAAAGCGATGCGGCGCAGGCAATTTCCAAAACGAAAATCAAGTCTGTATTGCAAGTTTCCGAAAGCGATGAGGCGCAAAGTATTCAGAGACTAATAGGAACGCTTATTCAGCAGGTTGAAGAAACAGATCTGGCGCAAGCCTTGTTCCCAATGAAGCGTGTTTCAATCACACAAGCGGTTGAAATCGAAGGTTCGCAAGCGTTCGGGATTGTGAAGGTCAGAGCCATTGGGCAGGCTGTTGAAACAGATGAAGCGCAAAGTATTTCAGAGTTTATGGGAACATTTATCCAGCAGGTTGAAGAAACAGACCTGGCGCAAGCCTTGTTCCCAATGAAGCGTGTTTCAATCACACAAGCGGTTGAGGTTGACAGCTCTCTAATATTTACGTACATCAGCAATATCGCCGGTGAACCTGTCCTGGCAAGCGCAAGGCATAAGATATTGGCTGGTTCCAGAGACACAATACGAGCCAGTCAACGAAGGACATTACATGGCTGACAAAATCATTTCAACCAAACAACAATCACTAGCCGAGATCCGTCAATGGGATTTCGATTTCACAGCCGATCTGGTAACGGGAGTGACCGTGGAGAGCGCGGAAGCCGTGCATATTCCACCGCGTGGCGGGACAGCCAGTACACCTGAGGTTGGAACGATTTCAAATAATATAGTCCCGGTGCAATTAGGTCCTTTGAGCGAAAAGGGCTGGCATACCCTGAAAGTGCTGGCTACACTTTCAGACGACGAGGTGAGCGAGCTTCGTGTCAGAATCCCGGTTAATTTTTAGATGGAGATATCGAATGAGCATTTATCTTTCTGAGCTGGTTGAAAGGTTGGCGGATGATGTGCCCCCGGAAGATTCGGTTCCATCGAACATACAATATGAGAAGGCCGTGCAGGATGCGATCCGTGATTTCTCGGAGCGCTGCGGGTTGGTGCAGATCGCGACGTTGAATATCGTTCCGGGCACCGCGACGTATGACCTGCCGGCAGATTTCCTGAAGATGATCGCGCTGGAGAGTTTCGCTTCAGCCGATGGAGTGCTCATTTCTGCACAGGGTCTCATCCCGATCAGCGCGAATTGGGAGGAACAGCACACGATCCGCAACGGGCAGATCACGTTCCATCCCACTCCCACCTTCACGATGGCCAGGGAGATGCGGTACAAGGCGGCATGGATCGGCACGGACATCGAAACTGAAAGCTCGGGCGATGAAGCCGATACCGACTATGAGACGATGGGCGAGCGTGAAGCCAGGATCGTGCTCTTGAAGGCTCAGGCAAATGCACTGGGAAAACAATCCAATGCATTGAGCGGGCAAACGCTGAAATATTCGCTCGGCGCCGTGAGCGTGGACAAGGGTTCGACGATCGATGAGAAGCGCAGGAAGGCAGATTCGTTCAATGATGAATATCTCGCGGCGTGTGAGAAGTATAACGGGCAGATTGGTTTTCAAGGATGAAGTGGTTTCGATACGTGGCGCCTGCGTCGCCACTACTCAACCACCGTTAGGAATTTTATGATGAACTGGTCACAGATCGCTGATGACATGCGTGCGATACGAGCGGAGAATGAAGTCAGTCTTGCCATTCGGCGCGGGGCTTCGGCGCTCACAGCCCAGCTCATGCGGATTGAGTATGCCGGCTCACGCGGCTTCCGGTTGCAGTCCGATGCGGCGAGGACTGCACAGCAGGCGGTGTTCATTCTGGGCGAGCCTGATATGGATATCGCAGTCGGTGACCGGTTGACGTATACGGATATTTTGCTGCAGGTTGTGTTCATTCAGCCGAACCGGTTGGCATGCACGATCGCGGAAGCGATTGCAGTCGAATGATGAAGGCTGAATGATGAAGGCTGAAGGATGAAATATGAAGGATGAAGGATGAAAACTGGTTTTGAATGGGTTGTTTCCCCGAGGGTGATCGCCGATGGCCTGGAGCAGTATGGCAAGAAGGCTTTGATTGCCATTCAGGCTGTAGCGAATTACTGGGGCCAGCTCGTCCAGAACGAGGCCCGGGAGAACGCGGTCTGGGAAGATCGGACTGGCAACGCACGCGGCGGTCTATTCTTTGCGGTGGATGGTTTCGGACTCGAGTCGATCACCGGCGAAGTGACCCCTGATGCGAAGAGCGAGATGAGCGACGTGGCCGTGGAAAGCGGAGATAAAGACACGTTGATCATCACGCTGGGGCACACGGTTTTTTATGGCAAATTTTTGGAAATATCGAACGGCGGTGGCTATGCAATCATTATGAGCACGATGGAACAAAATTTTCCGAAGCTGGAACGCATGATACAGGACATCTTCCGAGGATGATATGCCTTCATTAAGAACAAGGATCAACGCATTTTTCAATCCGCCATCAGCGAATGGTGAGACGACCGCTGCGCCGGCCGTACAACAGTCCATTGTGGCCGAGTATCAGAAGTTGAAGTCAGACCGGGACCGGATGGCGATCATCAAGACCTGCAGGCAGATGTACGCAACAGATCCACGTGTGAAGAAAGCGCTGAGAATGTACTCGACGGACCTGGTGAAGGCTGGCTTCCTTGTCAAAACGAAGGATGAACTGGCAAAGCAGATCGCAACGGAGCTGCAGACACGGCTCGGGTTGAATAAGAAATTGCAGGACGTGGTGCGTCTCACCGGCCGTGATGGTGATTCGTTCTATGAAAATGTCGTGGATGGAGAGTTGAACATCGTCGAAGTGAGCCGCAAGCCCACCCTGAGAATGAGACGCAACAGCAATAACGCAGACAAGCTGGACGATCCGCAGCGAGCTTTTTATATGGTGGATGAAATGTACGCGGGCTTTGGCATCCCGAAGGATGCGGTCTTTTTTCCAGAATGGCAGATCATCCATGCACGCTGGGAGCACGACGATGAAAGCCGTTATGGGGTCCCGATGTGGGCATCGGCAACGGGATCATTCAAACGCGTGAGCGAGGGTGAAACGGATATGGCTGTGCGGCGCAAAGTTCGTGCGGGTATGAGGCTGCTGCATATCGTCGAGGGGGACGCGGCAGACGTGCAAACCTATAAGGAGCTGAACCAGAAGGCTTTGGATACACCGACCGCAGCACATCTGGATTTGTTCTCGAACAAGCCAGGCTCGATCACGGCGATCCAGGGTGATGCGCACCTGAATGAGATCAACGACATCCTGCACCAAGTGGCGACGATGTTCGCGGCGTCTGATGTGCCCATGGAGCTGGTGGCATACGGCGAGGGACTCAACAGGGACATCCTGGGCGAGAAAAAAGACGAGTACGATGAATCACTCGACGATGGCAGGGAATGGGTCACAGAAGAGTTCCTGAAGCCACTTCTGGAACGCCAGTGGCTGTTGAAGGGAATTCTCCCCGCCAACGTGAAATATGAGATCGTGTGGCGGCTGGCGAAGAAGCTGACGCCGGCAGACCTCCGTGACCTGGGCGATGCGCTGGCCAGGCTGCGGGTGCTGGGTGTGAAGGAGGAGATCATCCAATCCATTGCGGCGCTGTATCTTCGGAATGTGGATGTGGATATTCTCAACTCGGATGGAATCAGCGCGGAGCAGTTCGCGAAGTCACTTCAAGGAATTTCAATTTAGTGATTTTCCACGAAGAACACGAAGGAACACGAAGGAAAAAGAATGACGGTTTTATTGCAACACATTGATCTGACCGAAAAGGCGAAGGCTGACAAGTTAATTGATCAGTTGGATAAGATCGCGCTTGGACGGATGTATCAGGCGTCGTATAAGGCGCTGATACGTTTGCAATTATTTTTCACAGGCAGAACGCATGAGCTAATTTTGGACTTCAGCGAGAAGGCTCAAGCGTTGATCTTGAAGAAGGCTGGCAAAGACCAGGTGCTGGATGGCACGAGCGGCTACAACGTGCAGACTGAAATGCTGAAGATGTGGGGTGATACGTTTACGCAATGGCAGGAGGAGCTGCAGGCGGTGAGGCGGGAGGCGGCGAGTATTCCGTTTGGGGTGCTGGCAGTGATGCACGAAAGATTGGTGATACCCGCGTTGAATGAAAGCCATCCGCAGATTTCGCAGATGTCGCAGATTGAAGAAGCACGATCCGTTGGAGGTGTGTTCGAACGGCAGTTGCAGATGCTACTGGATATCGCAGCGGAGCATTTGTATGGGGATGGGTTGAATCTCTCCGCACGGATCTGGAAGTGGGATCGTGAGAGTCGTGACGGGATCAACCAGGTGCTGATGGATGGGATCGCAAATCAGAAAAGCGCCTGGGATATTGCAAATAACCTGGAGCAATATCTCGGTGCGAATGAAGATTGTCCGCGCTGGACTTCGACTCGGTTGTATGGCCGCACGAAGACACAGATCGCTGCAGGTGATGCGACCGGATTGGTTTCGAGACCCTGTGATGGGCGCGGCGTTTCATACAACGCTTTGCGCCTGGCACGCACGGAGATCCAGAAGGCGCATGCGCTGGCCACGGACCGGATCATGGCTGCACAACCCTGGGTGGAAAAGGAGAAAATCCATTTAAGCGCAGCGCACCCGGAAACGGACATCTGCGATGACGTAGTTGGAGGAGGGGAAAAAGGGGAAGGGGTGTATGACGTTGGCACGATCGAATTACCGCTTCATCCGAATTGCCTATGCTACAAGACCGCGGTGCTGATGGATGAGAAGGATTTCACATCGCAGATGAATGGCTGGCTGAACGGGACCAGCACGTGGCCGGAGATGGACGAATATGAAGCAGCTATCGGCGGTCAGCTTTCGGCTAGTATTTTGCCGAATGCGGTGAACCTGGCGGTGTGGTTGTTTGGGGAAGATCTGGAGAAGTTCCTTCAATAAGGATGAAGGATGAAGGATGAAGGATGAGTTTATCTGATGATGTGAAAACTCTATTGGAAGATGACGATGCTCTGATGGCGCTGCTGACCGGTGGGGTCCACAACGACGTGGAGGAGATCAGCAGGCAGAACACGCCAACGGCGTTTGATGCCAACCAGGAGCTGATGCCGTGCGTGTTGATCAAGTTCGGAACGGAAACGAGACTGAGGAGCGGTATCCCGAATTCAGTTCAGACGCCGCTCACGATCTATTTCTATCAACGCGATAATTATGACGTGATCGAGCCGGCCATTGATTCAGTGTTCGATCTTTTGAACGAGCAGAAAGTCGGAACGAATGTCTGGAATGTTGAGTTCGATATTGCAGTGAGTCAACAGCGTGACGTGGCATTGGATTGTCCGCTCGGCATGCTGAGATTTGTAGCCAAAAGGCTGCGATAATTTTATGAGCGACGAGGAGATTGCTTCACTTCGCTCGCAATGACATAAGGAGATTGAAATGCCACTAAATGATAACCCCAAACCGTTTGGTCTGAGCGACGTGAAACTTACGTCAATCGATGGAACCACTCAGGCGGACCTGCCCGCTTCCAGGAAGCTGACGTTCAAGGAACGCGTGAAATCGGCGGAAGGGCCGGGCGATGACATGCTCTCGGTCGTGGTCGCTGTGCGTGACGCGGTGGAGTGGGAGCTGGAAGCCACCGGTTTGCCGCTCGAAGCGCTGGCCGTGATGTATGGCACAACGACCGGCACAACAGGCTCCACACCCAACCAGGTCAAGACCTTGAGCCAGGCGGGCGGTGTGCGCCTGCCCTACTTCAAGATCTATGGCAAGAGCCTGGGCGAGGGCGATGATGATGTGCATTGCATCATCTACAAGGCCAAGGTGACCGAGGGTCTGGATGCGCCGCTGGCTTATGGCGAATTGCAGACGGCCACGATCAAAGGCATTGGCATCGACGACGGCACGAACGGCATTTATGACTGGGTGCAGAACGAGACCGCTGACACACTGCCCACTTCGTAGGTGAGCCATGACCAAGAAAAATGGATCCCTTGCGAGGCTGGAGCAATCAGAACAGGCGAAGGCTGAAAACCTTGCCAAGTGGCGTTCACAGAAACTACATGAGATCACTTTACCGAGTGGTCTCGATGTGGTGCTGCGTGATGTGACCATGACCGATCTTCTGTTCACCGGCAAACTTCCGGAGAGCATGTTGGATATGGCGCAAGCTGCCGCAGAAAATGGCAGGACAGACATTGACCTGAAAGCCCTGGCAAAGAATGGTCAGGACTTGAAGTTTTTGATCAATGAACTTGTGCTTCTATGCATCGTCGAACCGCAGATCGCAGAGACTCCCGATGAAGCTCACATTGGTCTCGATGAACTGGACGGCGAAGATAAGATGTTCATCTTCAACTGGGTCAATCGGGAGGTGGAGCAAGTGCGCTCCTTTCGCGAAGGTGAGAACAAACCTTTGGCGGCTGTATAACCTTGCAAATGCCTACGCAAAAAAGCCAAGTGATCTCTTCGATCTCGAAACAGATATCGGACGATGGTCGCTTGACGAAGCCTGTCTTGTAGTTGGAAGACGGATTGAAAATAACCTGAACAATGGCAAGGAAGCATTTCATGGTTTCGATGCTTCGATCTCGAAGCCTGCAGGCGGCTACAGAAGCGCAAAAGGCCGCATTACAAAACGGTTAAAAATACCAGAAAATGGAGTTTGGTAATTGACATGACCAGAGCTATGTTGTACAATGCATTTTACAGACCCGGTCAGATCTTCTGTGAAGGCGGCGCTTGTTATTTAATTGACATCGCTCTTCCTAACCACATATCAATTCACAGGCAGATTCCTGCCACAGAGATACGTGTCGCCGCCAGACCTGACCGGGTCCCGACGATGTCGGTTTCTGTGGCAGGACTTCGCGTTACGAAAGGACCCGGTCAAAATGTTAAAGCAAGAAGTAAGGAAAGTGATGGTGGTATCGCCACCGGCGGACGAATGTCCATTGTTCGCGCCCGAATTCATCAGAGTGATGACGGACAGTGCCTACGAGACGCTGAGGGCATATCTGGAAAAGGCGAAAGCAAGACCCGAAGCGATCAGCCTGCTGGACGATCTGGTCTTACTGCTCTCATGGAGATCGATGCACGAGCGGGGCAAGGTCACGTGGATCGAAAACCAGGGAGCCACAGAATCGCTTGGATCGCTCAGTTACGATATCTTTGCGCTGGGTGGAGGCTCGTTGCTGAAACTGTAAATCTAATCTCATTCAATAAGACAGACATCCTGTATGGTTTTGCGTCCATGCAGGATGTCTGTTTTGTTTGGAGTAGGTAATGGCGATCAATCTTGGAAGTGCATACGGAAAAGTTTCACTTGATTCCAGCGGGATCAAATCCGGAGTATCTCAAGGCATTACAAGCCTGAATAAGCTCGAAAAATCAGCGCATGCGATTGGTGGGGCGATGCAAAAGGTAGGGGGGGCAATGACGATTGGCCTGACAGTTCCGATTGCTGCTTTTTTTGCTTCATCTGTGAAATCTGCAATGGAAGCGGAAAATGCTTTGGCGGAAATGAAGGCAGTCTTACTTTCGACTGGTGGCGCTGCAGGGATGACGCTTGAAGAACTCACCAAAATGGCGTCTGGATTGCAGAAGGTAACGAAATTCTCTGACGAAGAAATCATGTCAGGGCAATCAATGCTATTGACGTTCACCAAGATTGGGAAGGAGACTTTTCCACTGGCCACTGAAGCCATGTTGAACATGGCTGAAAAATTCGGGGGCATGGAAGCGGCATCCATTCAACTGGGCAAAGCATTGAATGATCCTATTGCGGGTGTATCCGCCTTGCGTCGTGTGGGAGTGATGCTGACGGATGAACAAGAACAGCAGATCAAGGGCTTCATGGCGGTCAATGATATCGCTTCAGCGCAAAAGGTTATTCTGAAAGAATTGGAGACCGAATTCGGCGGGCTTGCGAGGGCCGCAGGTGATACCACTGCTGGTAAATTCGCACAATTAAAAAATGCATTTGATGATTTGAAGGAGGTTGTGGGGGCTGCGCTGATTCCATATCTTCTAAAATTGGCAGAAGCTCTGACCAAAATGGTTGAAGCATTTATGGCAATGCCTCCCTGGATGCAAAAGACGATTTTAGTTTTGCTTGCGCTTTTGGCACTGGCTGGGCCTGTGATCGCATTTATCGGAACAATTATTAGCACGATTGGAACCATCGCTGGTTTTGTAGGTTCACTGAGCGGACTTGGGATTTCCATCTCTGCACTTGGCCCCATTTTAGCAACCATCGGCACTGTCATTACAGGAACATTATTGCCAGCTATTGGTTCGGTGTTGGTTGCGGCGGCTCCGATTATCCTGATCATTGCGGCGATCATAGCTGTGATTTATCTTCTTTATCTCGCCTGGAAAAACAACTTCCTGGGGATACAGGATATTGTTCGTAGCTTTATTGAGAGGTTGCAAGGAGTGCGGGCTGCTTTTGATAACATAAGAAATGGTTCCATCAAGCTGTATGAAGATGGGAGTGGCGCACTTTTAGATTTGGCGACTGCATTCGGTTTTCCTGAAGAAGCAATCCAGAACTTGCTTGCAAAAGTCTGGTTGATCATCGAAAGAGTGGGCGAATTGAGAAACGGTGCCATCAAGCTCTATGAAGATGGCAGTGGTGCGCTCTTGAATCTAGCGACTGCGTTCGGTTTTCCTGAAGAAGCAATCCAGAATCTGCTTGCACAAGTCTGGCTGATCATCGAAAGAGTCCATGAACTGAGAAACGGTGCCATCAAGCTCTATGAAGATGGCAGTGGTGCGCTCTTGAATTTGGCAACCGCATTTGGGCTTCCCAAGAAAGCAGCACAAGAATTTCTGGCAAGGATTTGGTTAATTATAGAAAGAGTCCGTGAATTCATTGATGCCATTCGACTGACTGGATATCAATTCACTGTTCTTTTCGAGGACGGCAGTGGTGCTCTCCTGAATTTGGCAGAAGCATTTGGAATACCAGTAGAAGCTGCACAAGAATTTCTGGCAAAGGTATATTCGATTATTGATCGATTCCGAACGATATTTAGCTCAGCACGCGATTGGCTTGTCAATGCATTCACGAAAACGAACTGGTCGCAGTTGGGAAAATATATTACGTTCGGGATTGCGAACGGCCTATTGATGGGTATCCCGTCATTGATCCTTGCGGCCACAAAAGCGGCAGAAGCTGCGCTTGCGGCGATCAAAAAGAAACTTGGCATTTCATCAGATAGCAAGGAGGCGATCAAGTTGGGTATGTTCACTGGTCATGGGTATATGCTGGGATTGAGAAACAGCATGGACCCGAATGCGATCGCCAGCTTGCTGGCCAAACCAATCACGAACAATAGCAGCTCTCAACAGCAGACGATCATCCAGAACTTTGCGAGTGGTCTCACCATGCGCCAGGTGCAGGGTTTGATCGCCGAGAACAATGAATCCCTGATCGGGCAATTGAACCGGGCACTGGGAGGGGCATGATGGCAAATTTTGCGATCGACACCACGGAAGTAGGTTTGACGAATATCGAGCAGCTCACAACACCGCTGCCTGAACCGAAATCTGCGTTCCTGCCATACGCACGCATCGTGTCATTGGGGAGCGGAGGCACACGCGGCATCGGCAATCCGGTTGCCGTCTGGACTTTTCCCATTCTTTCCATCGGGCAATACAACCAGCTGAAAACGTTCTGCCCGAATGCATCGGCTGATATTTTCATCGTCACAAAGATCGACGATGATACCTACGCCACTTTCTCAGGCGTGATGATCTGGCCAAATGAACCGCAGGACCGCTGGTACGGGGAACGAAAAAATTTTTCAGTCCAGTTCCGTCAGTTGATCGAAATCCCTGAGGGGTCGTGATGATTTTCACCACGAAGGACATCCTTCGACTACGCTCAGGACAGGCTCTGGAACACTAAGGAATTTTATGGCACGTGCAATCACCGCGCCCGAACTCGCACTCTTACGCTCAGAGGGGCAGTGGAGCAAGCTCTACATGGCTGGGCTGGTGCCGAACACGATCTACACGGCACGCCTGGCATCGCTGCCTTCGTCGAATGACCAGGTGTATGAGATTTCCTACAACACCGGCTCGGGCACTCTAGGCAATGTGAAGGCGGGCATGCTGTTGTATGTTGGCACATCCGCAAGCGGAGCAGGCGCGTATAACCTGGGCATGTGCCGCATCCGTGTTGCGCCTGATGGCACGAAGATCTATATCGGGGAAACGAGCGAGATCAGCTGGCAGAGTAATTGTTATCTGACGATCGTGGACGACTTCGATTTGCACCCGCGCCATATCCACGTGGATGAGGATGGCGGTTTGCTGATGGATGTGAACATAGAATACAGCGATCAGCACGAATCATTCGACCCTGTGCCTGTTCTCGGTTCGCATGCGGTCCTATGGCTGACGGGTGCAACCGTTTCGGCTGACTTCGATGCATCCGATTCATGGGTGTTCGATTCCACCATCGCGAGTTATGCATGGACCGCACCGGGTTCGAGCGCATCGAGCGGCATGAGCACAGCCACACCGACCATCACCTACAACGCTGCCGGCATTTATCGGGTCTATTGCACGGTCACAGCGGCGAACGGCAAAATGACCATGGGCGTGCGGAATGTATTTGTCTTTGATGATGACAATCCACCGGCGACGGTCTTCCAACTCGCCAACTGCGAAGGCAGCGTTGATTCGGGTGGCTGGATGTTCGATGTCACAATGCAGGCAGAAGCCACTTTAAGTGAGATCCGTGAGCGGACTCTGGTGGTGCTCTTCGCCAGGGATTATTACGAGAATACCGAGCAATCCATTGGTCCCATAGATGGACGCGAGAATGTGATCGTAGTGGGACGCGTGGCCGGTGAGTCCATCCGCTGGGATCCGATCGCGGGGCAGGTTCATTTCACGGTGTATGGTCCGCATTACTGGCTGAACAGGATCAAGGTCAGTGCATGCCAGTTGAATTTCACGAACGGATCTCCAGCTGCCTGGGACCAGGTCAAAAACCTGAGCGTGGACCGCGGCTTATGGCATTTACTGCACTGGCGCTCGACCGCCACAACGGTCATGGATTTTTATCCAACGACTTACACACGCTATGCAGACAAGCTGGCCACGCTCGCAAATTTCATGTGGGCGCAGCTCGTCGAGTTCGCAGGGCTGAACCTGATGGCGCATGTGCTTTGCGACCGATACGGGAGATTGTTCGCGGATGTCGATCCGCAAATGGTGCCGGCAGGCAGCC